AAAAGGGAATTTGGCAGGGCTTGACATGGAAGTCATTTTCCTAGCCCTCGATACACCCAAAGATGTGCGTAAATTATTGTCACTCGAACTAACAGGTGCTTGGGTGAACGAAGCCAGAGAGCTGCCAAAGGCAGTTATAGATGGCTTAACGCACAGGGTGGGTCGATTCCCAACCAAAGCACATGGCGGCTGTAACCATCGTTTTATTATTATGGACACCAACCCGATGGATGACGACCATTGGTGGCATAAGCTAGCAGAAAAAGAGAAGATGACAGGCAAATACCCTTGGAAGTTTTACAAACAACCAGGTGGGGTCAAAGAAGTCGATGCGAATTATGAGGATGCGATTTATGCGGGCGGTAAATACTGGGCGATGAACGAACGTGCCGAGAACATACCGAACTTAACCGAAGGGTACTACGAACAAATGCTAGCAGGTAAGAACTTGGATTGGATATCCTGCTATGCGCAAGGTAAATACACGTTTGTCCAGGAAGGTCGGGCGGTATGGCAAGAATATACCGACAGTTTGATGAGCGATAACATTGAATTCTTACCCGAATATCCGCTACAGATCGGACTTGACTTTGGATTAACACCCGCAGCGGTATTCGGTCAGCGTTTGGATAACGGTCGTTGGCACATACTGCATGAGTTAGTAACATTTGACATGGGGTTAGAGCGATTCACCACACAGATGAAGATAGAAATCAATAAAATGTTTCCGAAAGCCAAAGACATACAGATCTGGGGTGATCCAGCAGGTAGTAAAAGGGATGAAATATTTGAGGTGACAGCGTTTGATCACTTAAAAACACAAGGCATGAACGCCAGACCAACGGTCAGTAACGATTTTAAGGTGCGTCGAGAAGCAGGTGCAATGCCAATGAACCGATTGATTGACGGTAAGTCAGGATTAATTATTAATAAAAGTTGCGCCAGTCTGCGTAAAGCATTGTCGGGTGGTTATTATTTTAAACGAGAAGCCATGGGTAGTGGGCAAGAGCGGTTCAAAGATGTGCCATTTAAAAACAATTTCTCCCACATCGGAGATGCGTTTGGGTATTTGATGCTGGGTGGAGGAGAGCATCGAATCCTCACTCGTAAAAACGCAAGGTTCGGTACGCAACAACAAGCAACAGCTAAGGTAGAGTTTAATGTATTCTGAAGAAAAAAGGGTTAGTCAAAAGGGGGATAAGACTAACCCCGTTACTTTAACCACACATGAAGGTATTATAGAATTTTACAACAGTTTAAATCGCAATGAAAGAATTAAGTACCGCTATTATGAATCTGATGACGCTTACCATCTTGATTATCGTGACGCTGATGCTATGTACTTTGGCACTTACGACTCAACTGTGGCATATGTGGAAACATTACAAGCCGTTGGACCTGCTATCACCATTGTATACCAAGGTAAGATCGCAGCGTGCTGGGGTTTTGCGCAAGTATGTCCAGGCGTTTACGAAGCGTGGTGTCTAGGTAGCAAGTTATTTAACAAGTATCCAGTAGCAACGACTCGCACAGGTAAGTTTGTGATTGAACATGGTGCTAAATATTTGTCAGCACACCGAATCCAGGTTACCGTACACGATGAGAATCAGGTTGCAAAGAACTGGGCATCTGTATTACAATTCAACTACGAGGGTCTGATGAAACAGTTCGGACACGATAAGGCAGATTACGTAATGTATGCCAAATATTATTAGGAGTGAGTGATGGCTAAGAAAGGTTTGTACGCAAACATTAATGCACGTAAGAAAGCAGGGACCAGTCGCCCTAAATCTAAATCAACTATTTCAGATAAAGCCTATGCTAATATGAAAGCTGGTTTTAAGAAAAAGAGGAAATAATTATGGGTGGAGTATTATCAAAGCCAAAAATTGCAGGACCTTCTGCTGAAGAATTAAAAGCAAGAGAGGATGCTCGTAAAGCACAAGAGGAAGAAAAAGCGTTACTAGCACAACAAAAGGAAGAAGAAGAACGTAAGAAAATTGCTGAGATGAAAATGTTGCAACAACGTAAACGTGGACAGCGTTACGGTGGTATGCGTTCATTGTTAGCAGATCGTCAAGACCCAGAGATGGGCGTGAAGAAAACAACTTTAGGATAGTGTTATGATTGGAGGAGATAACCCACAAACAAGATTACTTAACGATCCATTCTTTAAGTTTTTTAGAACAGTACAAGGACCTAGTGGTGCTGTAGGGTATGAAAGACGATTATCATTACCTCCAAGTATGAGTTATCAAGAAGTGCAAAAACGTGATAAAGGTGTAACTCAAGAAGCCGCTGATATCTACAAAGAAAAAACAGGCAGGGCTTATGGTGGAAAGATAATGACACCGAAAGAACCAGAGGTAGAACCAGAAGCAGCAACATTGGGTAAATCAGAATCAGAATTATCTAGACGTGAACGATTACGTAGACGTAGAGATGCTTCGTTTAAATTTGCAGCATTACAAAAACAAGGCGGTAAAGCGCAATTAGGAGCGTAACATGCCTTACGAAGAACAAAGAGATAAAGAAAAGTTAAGAAAACTTTATATGGCATACGCTAATATTACTAGAGATGCAGATAAAGCTAAGTTTTTAACAGCACAAACCATTCAAGAATCTGGCTGGGATATGTCAGAAAGTGGTAAAAATAATTTTTCTGGAATTAAATTAGCATCAAACGAAGCAGAAAATTTAGGGTCTTTAGTAAAAACAACGGAATCATTTAAAACATTTAATCAATTACAAAAATGGATTTCAGCCAGACCTGGGCGTACTTTTGCAGGGCATGGTGCTGAAAGTATACACGAATTTTCAAATCAATTTAAAGCAGATGTAGAACAAGATGCAACAGATTGGTTTAAAAATTTTAATACAGTAGAAGATGGGTTGCGTGGGAAAGTTGCATTGATTGAAAAACAATATTCAAAAGCGTATAACGCAAAAAATATTAATACTTACCTTAATGAATTGCAAAAAATTGATAATGCTGGTCCTGTTATGACAGACATTCCTGATGATAGAATACCTAGATATGCTAGAGATGTAAATTATAAGCCTAAAGTGTTAGGTGTTTTTACTGGTAAAACTTTAAATAAAAAAGTGCTAGGTGATTTAGTTGAAACAACTAGGGAAAATTTAAAAAATACTAGAATGGAAAGTTTTAAGGCTAGGGAAAATTTAATTAAATTAATGAACGCTAGTCCAGCACAAATGGAACAATACCATAAAGGTGTTGTTGATAGACAAAACAATCGAGGAACGAACTAATGGCAAGCATACCAGTCGGTCAAATTATACAAAGATACAAATCTGCGAAAGCTAAGAAAGATAACTGGGAATCAGTTTATGAAGATTGTTATCGTTATGCACTACCTAATCGTAATTTATACGAAGGTTATTATGAAGGTGGGGTCGTTGGTCAAAACAAAATGCCAGATGTATTTGACAGTACCGCTATTGATTCAACACAAAAGTTTGCCAATAGAATTCAATCTGGTTTATTTCCACCACAAACTAACTGGTGTAAGTTAGAACCAGGCAACGATATACCTGATGAAGCACAGCAAGACGTACAAAAAGTATTAGAAATGTACTCAGATAAAATGTTTAGTGTTATTCGTAATTCTAATTTTGACTTGGCTATGGGTGAGTTTTTATTAGATTTATGTGTGGGTACAGGAGTGATGCTAATACAACCTGGTGATGAAGATATGCCTATACGTTTTACTACGATACCAATGTATTTGGTTTGTTTAGAAGAAGGCGCACATGGTCAAGTAGAAAATGTATATCGCAGAATGAGATGTAGAGCAGAACAAATACAAGTCATGTATCCAGATGCTAAATTAAATACTACATTACAACAATGTGTAACTGACACACCAACTAAAGAAATAGAATTATTAGAATCTACTATTAAAGATGTTGAAACAGGATTTTATTATTACTGCGTTATCTATGAAAAAGAAAAATACAAGTTAGTTGATAGAAAATTAAATTCTTCTCCATGGGTAGTATCAAGATATATGAAAGCAGCAGGTGAAGTGTATGGTCGTGGACCATTAACTGTTGCTATACCTGATATAAAAACTTTAAATAAAGTAAAAGAATTGTTATTAAAGAATGCATCACTTGCAATCGCTGGTGTGTATACCGCAGCAGACGATGGGGTATTAAATCCTAATACAATGGTGTTGAAACCTGGTGCTATTATACCAGTAGCTAGAAACGGTGGACCGCAAGGCGAATCACTAAGACCATTACAACGTAGTGGGGATCCACAGTTATCACAAATTGTGATTGACCAATTAGTTATGTCGATTAAAAAAATATTACTGGATGAATCTTTACCAAGAGATGACATGTCAGCACGTAGTGCAACTGAAATACAACAACGTATACAAGAGTTAGCACAAAATTTAGGTAGTGCGTTTGGTCGATTGATTACTGAAGTAATGACACCTATTATCCAACGTACTTTAACTATCATGGATCAGCAAGGTTTAATAGAATTACCATTAAAAGTTAATGGATTAGAGGTAAAAATTACACCAGTCAGTCCGATTGCTATGTCACAAAATACTAACGATGTAAACAATGTAGTACAGTTTGCACAAATTGTAGCACAGCTTGGACCAGAAGGTGCAACTGCATTGAAGATTGGAGAGATTACCGATTACATTGCTGAAAAATTAGGGGTGCCAGCAGCATTACGCAACAGCCCGCAAGAACGTGCTGAAATAATTCAGCAAACTCAAATGATGGCAGAGCAACAAATGCAACAACAGATGCCAGAGGAGCCACCAACGGAGGAGTAATATGAGCTGGGATGAATTAAATTTAAATGGGGAACAAGAGTTAGATTACCCAGACTATGTTGACCCACAAGAGTTAAATCGTTTATACTTTAAGGTGTTTACGACTTTAGAAGGGCAAAAAGTATTAGAGCATTTACGAGCTATTACGATTGAGCAACCAAGTTTTATACCAGGGGAATCTGCGTCATACGGCTATTGTCGAGAAGGACAAAATTCCATTATTAGAGAAATACAAAAACGCATAGAGAGGGCAAGGGGATGAGCGAAGTACAAGAAAGTTTATTAGATCAACCAATGGAAGAATTAGCTGCTGAACAAGAAGCTGAGAAAGAAAGTAATCCTGAAGTTATTGAAGATGTTTTAGTTGAAACACCAGATCCAGTAGAAGCTAATACCATTTCAACAACAGAAGAAGAAGACGTAGTATATGAAAAACCAGATAATTTTCCAGATAAATTTTGGGATGACAAAGATGGTCCAGACATTGAAGCATTAGTAAAGTCTTATGGAGAAATGGAAAAAAACTTTTCTCAAGGCAAACACAAAGCACCAGAAGATTATGATATTAAATTTATAGAAGACAAAGGGATACCTAACGATGATCCTTTACTACAAACTTTTCAAGGTTGGGCTAAAGAACATGGGGTATCACAAGCTGCATTTGAAGCATTAGCATCTAATTATGTAGATACACAAATGCAAGAGTTAGAACAATACAACGTAGATGCCAGGGCTGAGAAAGAAAAGTTAGGTCCTAACGCAGATGCCGTTATCCGTTCTACCGCACAATGGGCTGATGGTTTATTTAAAAAAGGTGTCTTAAATGAAACTGAATTAGAAGCGTTTAAACAAACTGGTTCTACCGCAGATGGCGTTAGAGCATTGCAAAAACTTAGACGATTCTACGGAGAAGGAACTGTACCTATTGCTGAACCTACAGCAGAAGGCTTACCAACTAAAGAAGAATTGTATGAAATGGTAGGAAGACCTGAATACAAAACAGATGTTGCCTTTAGAAACAAAGTGCAAAAAATGTTTAAACAAAGGTTTCCTGATAATCCAGATACAGACTATATAATTTAGTTGCAATAACTTGTAAACCTATTATAGAATACACAATAAGGATAACAGTACATCTGCCCTTGAATGTCAAATGACTCGTGGTAGGCGGTACCTACAAGTTTGAAGCCCAGCATGGACAACTTCTAGCGTAAAATTTAATTTAATTTTATGGAGTGATATTATGAGTACATCTATTAGTACAAGTTTTGTTACCATTTTTGACGCAGAGGTTAAGCAAGCCTATCAACAAGATAGACAGCTAGCTGGTACAGTTCGTGAAAGAACAGGCGTTTCAGGTAACTCATACAAGTTCAATAAGTTAGGCTCAGGTGTGGCGAATTTACATATTCCACAATCTGACGTAACTCCAATGAACTTAACACACACACAAGTTACAGCGACAATGGCAGATTACAATGCAGCAGAATATAGCGATATATTCACAAGCGGCAAAGTATTATTTGACGAAAGAGCAGAGCTTGTAAAAGCAGTATCAATGGCTGTTGGTCGTAGAATGGACCAATTAGTAATTGACGCACTAGATGGAGCAGGTACATCTTTAACAGTTGCTAACTCTATTGGTGGTTCTACAACTAACTTAAACGTGGACAAAGTATTAGAAGCTAAAAAGTTAATGGACCAACAAGGTGTTCCAGCCGAAGATCGTTTCTTCTTATGTCATGCTAATAACATGGCTGCGTTCTTAGACGATAGTGATGTAAAAACTATTGATGTCAACACAACTAAAGCATTAGCTCAAGGAACTGTTGATTCATTCTTAGGTTTTAAATTCATTATGGTTGGTGATAGAACAGAAGGCGGACTAGCTGTTGATGGTTCATCTGATCGTACATGTTTAGCTTGGCATAAAAATGCTTGTGGTCTTGCTATTAACATGGATAAGAAAACTGAAATCAATTATATTGCTGAGAAATCATCGTTCCTAGTGAACTCTATGTTCTCTGCTGGATCTGTTGGTATTGATACAGCGGGTATAGTTGAAGTCACTTGTCGTGAATAACAGGAGGATAATATGGCATATGCAAGAGCAGGATTTGGAGCATTAGCTGGACAGGGCAGAGCAGGTGATTTACCAGCTTTGTATGTCTATACAACAACTGATGCCCATACAGCAGTAGATGCTGCTGGTTACTTTAATGAACTATCAGATCAACTTTCAGTTGGTGACATGATAATTGTTCATGGAGCGACTGGTGGTACTAGAACAGTTACTATGCACGTTGTCGTATCTAACGCATCTGGAGTAGTAGATGTAAGTGACGGTACAACAATCGGAGCAGTTTCTGATTCTGACTAAGTAATATAAAGTTGTCCTGCTTCGGCAGGGCATACTTTTTTAAGGAGATTATATGGCAGCAGGAGATAGCAAGTTAACAATATGCAACGATGCACTTTTGATGCTTGGTGCTTCTGAGATGACTTCATTTAACGAAGGAACAGATTCAGCTAAAATTTGTGACCGTCTATATGATGACTTAAAAAAGTATATTTTATCAATTTATCCTTGGTCATTTGCTAAGGTTAAAGTTCAATTAGCACGTACTACAGATACACCAATAACAGAATGGAAGTATGTGTATGCGTTACCAGCAGATATTATTGGTACACCAAAAGCTGTATTTACAACAGCAACTGCGGGTGGTAAACCAGAAACCAATTTTGAATTATATTACGTAGACCAACCAAGACTATTAACAGATTATGAAACCGTTTATGTTGATTATGTTGCAGACATAGATGAATCAAGATTTCCAGAATATTTTATTTATATGTTACGTCATGCCTTAGCAGCAGACATAGCAGAACCATTAACTGATCAAATAACTAAAGCAGATTTTTTTAGAGCATTAGCATTTGGAAGTCCAGCAGAAAACGGCAGAGGTGGTTTATTTAGACAAGCATGTCAGGCAGATGCACAAGGACAACGAGCGCAAACCATTGGTAACGAGAGCTTTGATTTAATCGAGGTAAGGTAATGTCAAGAGTCATAGCGATTCAAAATAGTTTTACATCTGGAGAACTAGACCCAAAGTTATTATCTCGTACTGATATCAAACAATACGAATCAGGTTTAACTACAACATTGAATGTAGTGGTATTACCACAAGGTGGTGTTAAACGTAGACCTGGTCTTAAATATATAAC